CAAGCTGTATTTTTTATGCTTATTTTTTTCTATTTAATAGAAGGAAAGAGTAAGCGAGATTGAAACATAATCATTTCAATTCATTCTATTAAACCATCTATATACATCTATCTGATGAACCCTTCATCAATAACCTATCTAATTACCTCATAAATCAATTAATTTATGTCTACATTTTACGTTATGAAAATAAATGAAAACAATATCTTGTGTTGAACGGGTGTTCGTCACAACATGTAGGGGATACCCCGTGTGAAAATCACTAGAGGAAAAGGCAATTTCAGACCGCGCCCCCCTCTAGCTCACACAAACTCCCCTTAATTTTTATTTCCAGACAGGCACTTTTTACATACATATATCAGAATAAATCCGAAAGGCGGTGAGAACATGGCAAACCTTGCTAGACCAATATCTTTAAGTGTTATTGAAGGTAAAAAACAGAAGCGAAGTAATGAAGAAATTAGGCGCAGAAAAGAGAACGAAAAAGCACTAAAAGTTGCAAAAGATAAGCTAAAACCACCTAGTTGGTTAGGTAAAATTGCAAAAAAAGAGTTTAAGTACATTGTGGATGAAACGCAGTCCATCGAATTACTAACTAATTTAGATGTTCATACATTAGCGGTGTATTCAAACGTTTATGAACAGTATGTAATCTGTAATCAACGTTTGTTAGAAGATGGAATCATCGTAGAAGCAAACAAAGCATCGGAAACAGTGACAGCTGCACATCCACTATTCGTTAAACAAGCCCAATTATTCGACCAATTACGAAAGATGCAAACTGATCTCGGTTTGTCTCCATCGTCTAGGGCAAAACTAGCATTGCATGCAGCTTTAACATCGGACAAATCAAAGGAAGAAGAGGAGTTCGATAACGTATGAGTGGCTTAAAAGAGTTACTGGTGCAGTATAGTATCGATGCAATCAATTCCGAACAAGGTCATTGTCAGAAAGAAAAATGGGCTTGTATGCGTTTCTTACGAGATATTGAACGAGAGAATACGGATGAGTTTCCTTATGTGTTTGATGAAGAAAAAGCATTACGATTCTTACGATGGATGACGAATTTTAAGCATAGTAAGGGAGTTTTAGCAGGTCAGAATATCGACCCTGCCCCTATTCAAATATTCAATTTTGGGAATATATACGGTTGGGTGCATAGAGACACTAACTATAGACGGTTTAGGATTTCATATTGGCAGGTAGCACGTAAGAATGCTAAGACACAATCTAATGCGTGTGTAGCTAGTTATGAATCGAGCGCATTCGGAGAGCCTTACGCCGAAGTGTATATCGGTGCAACGAAAACAGAGCAAGCTAAGATTCTGTGGAATGAAACTGATATTCAAATTCGAAGTAGTGCGTTTAAGGATAAATTTAAAAAAGCGTATGGAAAAATCACTCATGAAAAATCTGGTGGTTTTATTCAAGCCTTATCGCAAGAAGCAGGAAAAACTGGTGACGGTTTAAACCCACAGTGTGGACTGATAGACGAATATCACGCACATAAGACATCAGAAATTTATGAAGTCCTTAAATCTGGACAGGTAGCACGTCCACAACCGTTGATTAGTATTATCACTACAGCAGGTTTTGACTTATCGAATCCTTGTTATAAGGAAGAATATAACTATGTAAGTAAATTGCTAGATCCAAACGATGATACTGAAAACGATTCGTACTTTGCAATGGTAAACGAATTAGATGATGGCGATGATATCAAAGATGAACGTAACTGGATTAAAGCAAATCCTATTGTAGCTACTACAGAAGAAGGAATGAAATTCTTACGTGATGAATTAAGAATCGCATTAGATGTTCCAGAAAAAATGCGTAACTTCTTAACTAAGAATATGAACAAATGGGTAGATATGCCAGAAGCTGGATATATGGATATGCAGAAATGGAATGAAGCGGAATTAGAAGAAGATGATTTTTCTGAATTCGCAAAAGAAGGAAAAGTATACCTAGGTTTCGACTTATCCATGACTACCGACTTAACATCTATCGGACTGGTAGCACGCAAAGGAAACGATTATCGTGTAAAACAATTATCATTCATGCCTAGCGATAAATACCACGAACGTATTTCGAAGGATAAGGTGCGTTTCGACATCTTTAGAGACAGAGGCGAATTAATACTCACGGAAGGTTCTACCGTTGATTATACGCTCGTTAAAGCCTATATTCTAAAATTCTGTAAGGAATACGATGTGCAAGAGGTATGTTACGACAAATGGAATGCCCTTCAATTAGTACATGAGTTAGAACAAGAAGGGTTATTAATGGTTGAAATCGAACAATCTGTGCGGATGTTGACGGATGCAACTAAGAAATTCCGAGAATGTGTATACAATCTTACATTAAAACATTATCAAGATAAATTATTGAAATGGTCTGTAGGTAACGCACGATTATTCGTAGATGCTTCCGAGAATATCAAAATCACTAAGAAGAAAAGTATTGACCGTATCGACCCTGTTGCTGCATTAATTAACGCATTTAAACGTGCATCAGATGGAGAAGAAATTGTGAATTATAACGAAATAATATTAAGTGATGATTGGGGGTTTTAGATTGAAATATTACGACATTATCTTCCTGCTAGGAATGTTGATTATTGTAGGCACATCGTTTTATGTAGACTTCATTATCGGTCTATATACAACGGGTGCTTATTTAAGTTTATTCGGAATCTTAGCAGCGAATAACCATAAAGAAAGGGGGTGATATATGAATGTTAGAAAAAATAATCCCTAAAAAGGTAGTAGATGGTGTTGCTAGTGGTGAAGTTGGTTGGGAGACTGCATTTAAGTATCTAATCAACAATGAAGTGACTAGCGGAAAGATTGCTCCCACAGCAAACAACGCAACACGATTTTCTACAGTATATGCGTGTATCAATGTATTAGGAGACGATATCGCAAAACTACCGTGGAAGTCATATAAACAATCGAAAAACAAAATTGAGAAGGATTCATCGAGCGATGTATCACACGTATTAAACGTGCGACCAAACCGCTTTATGAATCCTTTTGTGTATAAAAAATTAATCGTTACGGATGTATGCACATACGGTAATCACTATTCTTACATTTCTTTCAATAAAAAAGGAGAAATCGAAGAATTGATTCCTTTAGACCCGTCAACTGTTCAAGTCGTAATCGATAGAAAAACTCGTGAATACGGGTATCAAGCAACGTTTAAAGAACAGAATGTGGTGTTTTTACCTCATGAAATATTCCACGTAAAAGCCTTATCTAAGGATGGAATCGTGGGAATTTCACCTCTTCAATCAATTCGAGAACAGATGTCCACGATGGATATTGCAACTGCATTTAATAAAGGAATGGTTGAAAAAGGTGGTTCACCGCAAGGGATTTTAGAAGTAGATGGTTCGTTTGGAACTGATGTGAAGAAGAAAATCCGAGAGGAATGGACGAGGGTTAACTCAAACGAAAACATCGCAGTTGTGGATTTAGGAATGAAATACAAACAAATCGGTATTTCGCAACAAGACATGCAATTCCTAGAAATGATGAAATTCTCTCAACAACAAATTGCAGCGATTTTCAAAGTTCCATTACACAAAATCAACGATTTAACACACGCAACTTATACAAACATCGAACATCAATCCCTAGATTACGTGAAAAACACTTTACAACCATGGGTAACTCAACTGGAAGAAGAAGCGAATTACAAACTATATACGAAATCGCAAAGAAATTCTGGACTATATTGCAAATTCAATATGGATAGCGAGTTACGTGGCGACAGCGAAAGTCGTGCAAAAGTGCAACAAATCAATCTTTCTTACGGTATGAAATCACTCAATGAAGTAAGGGCGCAAAACGAAGATAGTCCTTATGAATCCGATTTGGCAGATAAACCACTAATGACATTGAACCTTGTTCCGTTGGATATAGCTGTTGAAGCAGCAACCAATCGATACGGAGCAAGTCAACGAGTACCGAAAGGGGGTGAAGACGATGGAAAAGGAAATGCGAATACTGACGAATCAAGTGGAGATTCGAAGTGATGAAGGAGAAAAACCTGTAATCACAGGATATGCACTTAAATTCGAGCGCTGGAGTAAACCGATGTTCGGATTTAAAGAAAAACTAGCTAGAAACTGTTTAGACAATGCGGACATGACAGACACAGTAGCTCTAGTAAACCACGATTACAACCTTGTTTTAGGGCGTGTGGGATTGAACCTAACGCTCACTATCGATGAAATCGGATTGAGATTCGACATCACACCAACTGATACAAGTTACGCAAAAGACCTGCTAGAAAACATGAGAGCAGGGGTAATCAATAAATGTTCCTTTGCATTCACGATTGATAAAGGCGGTCAAGAGTGGGTAGAAGGCGAAGAATATGACGAACGTACTATTACAAAAATAAAGAAATTGTATGACGTTTCGATTGTAACTGACCCAGCGTATGACGATACCGAAGCGGTAACGAACATGCGTAGTTATGAAGAATTCAAAAACAATAACCGTAACCGTGAAATCGAGTTACTAGATCTAGAAATGGAAATTTTTAAATAAAAGGAGATTTATAAAATATGAACGAACGTGAATTAAGAACAGCATTAGATGCAAAAACAAAAGAATACGATGCAGCAAAAGAAGCAGGAAAATCAACAGAAGAATTACGTAAACTTGTAGACGAAGTAAAAGAATTACGTGCGAAATTAGACTTAGAATTAGAAATGCGTGCGAACTCTGTTCCAGAATTGAAAGAAGTAGTTGAAACAGAAGTACGTAAAGAAGAAGTGGACATCGAAAAAGAATATCGTAACATTTTCTCTAAATTAGTACGTAATAACGCTACTCGTAAGGATATGGAAAAATTACACGAATTAGAAGAACGTGCAAAAGCTGAACCAACAGCAACGCCATTCTTAAAATCTGACACTGACGAAAACGGTGGTTACATCGTACCTAAAGATGTTAAGACTGAAATCAACGAATACAAACGTACTCAATTATTCGACTTATCACAATTAGTAACTGTGGTAACGACTAAATTCACAAAAGGTTCTCGTGTGTTTGAAAAATTAGAAGACCAAACAGCGTTTGCTAACATTGATGAATGGGATAAAATCGAAGATATTCCAGCACCTAAATTCGAAAAGAAAGAATATGCAATGAAATCATTCGCAGGTATTCTTCCAGTTCCACGTCAATTATTACAAGATACAGATGCATCTCTTATGTCATTCTTAGCACGTTTTATTGCTAAAAAATCATTGTTCACTCGTAACTCTCAAATTTTAGCAATCCTTAACGGATTAACAAAACGTACTAAAGACATTGTATATACAGATGATTTAAAATCTATCTTGAATAAAGAATTAGACGGTGTGTTCACTGCTGGCGCTAAAATCGTCACTAACCAAGATGGATTCAACTGGTTAGATACTTGCAAGGATGAAAAAGGTAACTACTTAATGCAACGTGATGTGACTTCTTCTACTGGATTCTCATTATTCGGACATGAAGTAGTAGTTGTTCCTAACTCTACATTAAAATCAACAGGTACAAAAGCGCCTGTATTCGTAGGTGACTTAAAAGAAGCAGTAATGTTATTCGATCGTGGTGAATATGAAGTGTTATCTACAGAAGTTGGTGGAGATGCATTCCGTCGTAACTCTCATGACATCCGTATTATCGACCGCTTCGATGTTCAACAATGGGATGTTGCAGCAGTTATTGCTACACAAATTGATGTATCAAAAGACCCTGCATTCCCTTCTACTGGTAAGAAAACACCACAAGCATAATGATATAAAGGGGGTATAGATGTATGATTGTAACCCCACAAGAAATAGCAAAAATCCACAGGTATGATGAAGTAGAAGAACTCTCGTTTATCACTGATTTAATCAAGGGGGCGGAGTTCTTCTTATTTACTGCTGGAGCGTACAAACCGAATAATCCATTAACGAAAACTGTAATAGAGTTAATCGTGGGATTTTGGTTAGATAATCGGGAATCGAATTATACAGATTATATAAAAATAGGGCAATTTCCATTGGGGATGCAATCATTGATTATGTCATTGCAATACTCACAAGGAGAAAACAAATTGCCTGTTCAAGAATAGGTGGTGTGAATCATGAAAAAGGTAAGGACGAATGATTTTAGACACTACATTCAATTCTATGAACAAAGAGATATTCCGAATAAACGAGGATATACACAAGAATGGACACCAGTATTCAAATTATGGTGTAGAGAAAAGGTAATCTTCCGTGAACAGCTTGAATCTGTTATCTCTGGAGGGAATACCTTGCGTGACCGTAAAGAGTTAGAAACACGGTATACAACGAAACTGACTACAGAACATCGATTCAAATTCAAAGATAAAATGTATGAAATCTCTATCGTAGGCGATTCTGTAGGAGATTGTAAGACAATACGTTTTCTAGGCGAAGCAGTTGTGGACGGTGGTGCATAATGAGTGGAAATTTAAAGATAACTGGTATCAATGAAACAATAGCTAAACTACAAAATATCAGTAAAACGGTTGATAGAAATGTCAATCGTATTATTCGAGAGAGTGCAGAGCCTTATATGGAAGCACTAGAAAAAGTCACTCCTTATGACACCAGCGAAAAGCGAAGACATCCGCAACACGCTAAGGAACATATCGTTAAATCGAATGTAACGAGAAACAGCGATGGCGATAAAGTCGTTAAAGTTGGTTATGACCACGATACGGGATGGTATATGTGGTTTTTGGAGAAAGGAACGTACAGTAAGGGGAATCCTAAAGGTATTGCTCCTAGACACTTTGTTGAAAAAACAATGGAAAGCACAAAAGAAGAAGTCGCAAAGGTTCAAATGGAAGGCTTGCAAAGATTGATAGAAAGGTATACGTGATGTTTGATTTAGAAATAGTAATTCAAAAGGCTTTAACAAGCAACAAAACAATCACAGATTATGTCGCAAAATCAAAGCAAGGTTATCCGAATATTGGGGCAAATAGAACCCCACACGGAATATTCCCTTTGATTGAATACCATCAAATCCTAGGAGAAGATGAGTTATTCAGTGACAACAAACTGTGGACACGTACTTATCGTTTTCAAGTAGGTATTTATACAGAAAATATGGATTACGATAAAGTGCAGGACGCATTGGATAGAACGATGCGAAATATAGGATTTACATGTTATAGAGATTATACGTATGCGGTGGATGACACGAAAGTTATCCATCGCATTTTTAGTTACTCGATAAGCATTGATAAACCTAGATATTACAAATTATTAAAAAAATACAAATTGGAGAGTGAATAATATATGGCAAGAATTGGAGTAAGAAATTTACACGTTTTTCCTTTAACAAAGGATGATGCAACTGGAGCAACTTATGGTACAGCGGTGAAATGCGCACCATTAATGAAAGTAAGTTTGACTGCAAAAACATCAGAAGGTTCAGTATACGGTGACGATAGACAAGTTGATGGTAACTTCGGTATTACTGGTTATGACATTGTAATTGATACAACCGACTTAACACCTGACCAACAATCGTTATTACTAGGACACAAGAAAGACAGCAAAGGTGGTATTACTGTAAGTACAGAAGACGAAGCGCCTTATGTTGGGGTAGCGTTTGAATCTAAACGATCTGATGGTAAGAATGAGTATTCTGTTCTTTACAAGGTTAAATTCTCACCTACCAATGAAGAATACGAAACTAAAGGCGAAAACATCACTTATAAGACGCCATCATTAGTAGGTAAGGCAATCGCTCGTGAAAATGACAGTAAATTAAAATATACCGTTGTTTCAGCAACTACACCAGAAAATTGGTATACAACACCACAAAAATCAGAAGAATAATCATGATTAAACTGGGGGTTAGGAAACTAACCCTCTCTTTTTTCGGAGGTAAAAATGGAAATTAAAATTGGTAAAAAAACATATAAAAGCGGAAGTCACAACATGAAACTATTGTTTGACTTAACAAAATTAAGAAGTGAAATCGACAAACGTTACAGAATTTCTATGAGCGGAGATACGGACGAAATCCAAAAGCTATTATCAACTATAAACCCGTGTGAAGATATCGAAAAACACGTAAAACTAGTATGTCGTTTCTTTGGTAATCAATTTACAGAAAAAGAATTTATGGAAGGCTATCACGCAGAATCAATGCAAGAATTCAATACTTTAATTGAGTTGATGACATTAGAAGCTATTTCGGGAGTTACTGACATCCTAGGTGAAGAAAAAAAGCCACAGACCCCGACTTCGAAGAAGGAATCGAAATAATTACATTCACTAAAGAACTCTATTCATTATTGATGGAAAAATACAACTGGACACCAGAGCAGATTGATAATTTAGAAATCACCAAAATTATCGATTTAGAGTTTGGTAGTTGGAAGAAAGAAGTTAAGGAGAAAGAACCATTAGAATACATCGATGAAATAGAAGGATTTTCGTAGAAAGGAGGTAAATTATGGCAGGAACACCATTTGGAAAATTAGTGGTGGAATTAGGACTGAATAATGTTGCTTTCACTAAAGGCATTGAGGATGCGCAAAGAAATTTAAGAACTTTAAACCGTGCCATCAAAAATTCTGACCAAGATATCAAATTGATGGGTATTGGTTCGCAAGCGGCTTCCACTAAATTAACTCTATTATCACAGGCTTTTCAAGTTACAGAAAAAGTAATTGCGAATACGAAAATACAATTAATGAAAGCGGAAGATGCGCTATCAACACTAAGAGCCGAAATCGATAAAACAACTACGAAGACGAAAGAACAATCAGACGAAGAAGCAAAGCTAGTTAAACAGATTGAAAACCATAAACGTAAGCTAGTGGATGCAACCGCAAGTTTATCTAGTTATAAAAGAGAGTATCAATCTGTAGCTAGAGCGCATGCAGAAGCAAACAACAGCTTCATCCAATCGGGTAATAAGCTAGAAGAAACTGGTAAACGATTAACCGAATCTGGGAACAGAATTTTAAACGTTGCTCGTGGATGGACGTTTGCAGGGGCAATCTTGGGAACTGGTATCGGATTAGTCGCTAAAGAAGCGATTGAGTATGAAAAAGCTATTGCAGGTGTTCGTAAGACTACTGACCCTACAGCTGCACAATTACAAGAATTCTCTTTAGGATTCCGCAAAATGTCCACAGAGATTCCAGTTGCAGCTAAAGAATTAGCGAATATGGGGCAAATGGCAGGTCAATTAGGGATTCGTAACGACAGCTTATTAACATTCGTTGAAACGATGGCTAAACTGCAAACCGCTACTAACATCATCGGTGAAGAAGGTGCAGCTGACCTTGCTAAATTCATGAATATTATGGGCACATCTCAAGACAGAGTATCTAATTTAGGTTCTGCATTAGTTGACTTAGGTAACCACTTTGCTACTACCGAAAAAGACATCCTAGACATGGGTAAAAACCTTGCTGGGGCAGGTAGACAAATCGGACTATCCGAAGGTAGCGTGTTAGGGATTGCGACCGCATTAAGTTCTGTGGGTATTGAAGCAGAAAAAGGTGGTAGTGCATTTTCAAAAATCATGATTCAGATGGCATCCGCTGTAGATACTATGGACACTAGAGCGGGTAGTAAGTTGAGAGAGTTTGCAGGTGTATCTGGAATGACTGCAGAAGCATTTGCAAATTTATTCAAATCTAATCCTGCAGGAGCTATTGCAGCATTCGTTGAAGGTTTAGGTAGTGCAAACGAAAGAGGTACTACCGCTATCGGTATCTTGAAAGAAATGGGTATCAAAGAAGTTCGTTTAAGAGATACCTTGCTACGTGCTGGTGGTGCGCATAAGTTATTTAACGAAGCAGTAAATATGGGTAATAAAGCCTTCAAAGAAAATACTGCATTACAAAAAGAATTTAATACATTCAACGATACAACAGCAAGTAAATTAGAACGTGCTAAAAACAAGCTCACTGATCTAGCTATCGAAGCAGGCGGAAAATTACTTCCAGTTATTGCTGATTTAATCGGTAAGTCTGGTTATGTGATTGATAGCGTTAAAGGAATGGTAGAAGGCTTCTCTAATCTTCCAGAACCTGTTCAGAAAACAGCATTTGCAATGACTGGGCTATTTTTAGCAGGCGGACCAATTTTAGGGATGTTCGGACAAGCTAAGAATATGATTGGTTTGTTTGCTGGAGGAATCGGTGGACTTCTTAAAAATCTTGGTCAAGCACAGATTAAAGCGCAAGAAGCAAGAGGTGTATTCGATTTAGCAAAAGGTACTATTGAAGGTACTGGAAGTGTTTCCGAAATTGCAGGCGCAAGCGTAGCGAAATTAGGTGGTGAAGTTGCTAAAACTGGTGGATTTTTCACTAAATTAACCAGTATCGGATTGAATCCGTGGCTATTAGGTGCAGCTGCTGCAATCGGAGTAGGAATTGTAGCGTGGAAAGCGTTCGGAGAGCAAGCACACGAAGCGTTTAAGAGTTCTGAAAAAGTAAAACGTTGGGGTGCGGATGTATCAGACGAAATCGATTCAGCGTTAAAAAAAGCAGAAGCCTTTGGTAATAACGCACAAACGTTCATTAATAAAGGTTTTACTATTGATGACAAAATAAAAGGTGAAGCACAGAAACAATTTAGTGGGATGTTTGATGCTTTAAAATCCACAGCTGATAAGCAGATTAAGGAAATTGAAGAATCTTACAACAAACTTCCAGAAAAAGTTAAAGGTGCATTATCTAAAGAAGTTGAAGAGCGTAAATCACAAATTGGTGAATCTAAGAAAGTTATTGAAGAAAACGAATCTAGAATCAACGAGATTTACGATAAAGCAAGTCAAGAAAGACGTAAGTTAACTAGAGAAGAAATCGCAGAAATTAATCAATTACGGAAAGAAGCGTATCAAGAAGAAGCAAACATTCTTAGCGCAAACGCAAAAGACCGTAAAAAGATTATGGAAAACTTGACGGAAAGTTTGACGAAGTTAGATGATAACGAATTACAACAACGTCAATCGTATCTAGCTAAATTAGGAAAAACCGAACAACAAACCTTAAATGAGAACTTAAATTCATTAAAAGAACTATGGCGAAAAGGAACTATTAGCGCTCGAAGCTACGCAGACCAAAAGTTAGAAATCGAAAAAGACCACAACGTTAAAATGAAAGAAATTGCATCTCAACGTTATCAAGCATTTCAAGAAGAAATGAAACGTAACGAAGCGTTGGGAGACGAAGAGGCAGGAAGACGTAATCAAATAATTAAGTCTGCTGCAGAAAAAATGCTTAAAGATTATGGTTTTACCGTTGAAGAAATGGAAAAACTATCGAAACAACAAGCGGACAATGTTGCATTGAGTGCTAAATACATTTCTAACACAATGGAAGAATTAGGTTACAAACTTTCTGACAGTACTAAGAAAGCAAATATCGCATGGGAAGCTATGATTACGGACGAAAAGACTGGAAACATTGTTAAGAACATCGATGAAGTATTACGTAAGGCAGTAAGTACTGAAAAAGGTTGGAATGACCTTAAATTCATTATCCATAATGCTAAGTTAACATCTAATGCTAAAGAACAAATCGAAAAAGCGTTAAAAGCGACAGATAAGTGGAATGATTTAGATCCAGAGACAAAATCATTCTTAACTGCTACAAACATCGGTGAAACGATGGCACACATCCTACAGGATAAAGGTAAGTGGGATGGATTGACTATTGATGAGAAGAAAGCGGTCTTAAATTATTCTGGATTGAATGAAGGAATAATCAAGATTATTGAAGCTAAGAATCTGTGGGATAACACAGAATTCGTCAAGAAATTAGCTGAAATTAACACGAATGCTCCAGATAGTCAGAATAAGATTGATAAGTTACTAGAAACTTATGGCGTGTTAGAACGTAGAATCCAAAACCCTGCAAACGTTCGTACAATGACGGATGCAGACGGTACTGCTAGACAGGTTGACGGTTTAACAGAAAAAATCGAACGAAATATGTATCTAAGTGCGCAAGGTAGTTATTTCAACACTAGCACAAACGCTGGTGATGTAGCGTATTCGATTGCAAACTATAACGACCTAGTGAACAGCGCTTATAACAAGACGGTTTACTTCACTATTGCATATCAAGAAACAGGAACAAGCGCATTAACAACATGGCAAAACATGTTGAATAGCGGAAGACGTTACGCAACAGGTACAGACGGACATAGTGGTGGATTAGCTTATTTAGGTGATGGTGGTAGACGTGAACCGTTCTTAACACCAGACGGATATTTCGGAGTATCACCTTCCACAGATACACTATACGACTTACCTAGAGGAACTAAAGTCTGGTCAAGTATCGATAATTTTAAACGTGATACGTTGCATAAGCCTTATTTATCGGGTTATTTAAGTCAATTACCACGTTATGCAAAAGGAACTGTGAAGAGCTTCCTTGATAAATCAGACGTGAGAGTGCCGAATGTGTTCAGTTCTGGAGGTCAAGTTGATAATTCAACGTATGCACCAGTACTGCATATTGAACACTTCCATGCAGAAAATAATATGGATGTGGAAGAACTATTCAGACAGTTTAAATGGATGATTAAAAGGGAGAGTGATAGATAGTGAAACACTTTATTAAATTTAACGGTAAATCTTCATTAGACCTACACTTGCTCTTATCTGGAGATATACAACACGTTGTAGCACAAAACGATGTAGAAGAAGTCGAAGTTTTAGGTAGAGATGGAAGTATCCTTGTGGATAAACACCGTTTAAAAACAGTTGTTCAACCATACGAATTCTATTTAAAACTTCCTGCTAAAGTAAAAATGCAAAATGCTATTGATGCAGTATCCGATTGGTTGTCGCCAGTCGGGTACTGTGAATTAGAGAAATCGTGGGATAAAGATTACATCTATTTAGCTGCATTCAATGAAACATTTAGTGTATCAGAAACGTTATTCTATTTAGGGAAAATGGCTGTTAATTTTAAAATCCACCCTATTAAATACTTAAAGAGTGGTAGAGAATTCGTAGAAGTTCAGAACAATTCTGAATTAGTAAACCCTACTAATAGAACAAGTCTTCCAGTATTGAAAATAGCAGGAAATGGTAATGTAAAATTTACTGTTTCGAACACTCATGGAAGACAGGAAATGAAACTTGAAGATATAGAACGAAAAGTATTTGTCGACTGTGAAAACGAGGTTGCGTACTCGGAAGATGGCAATTCTATGTTAAGTGTTTACGGTGCAGATTTTATACATCTTGATATAGGGACTAGTCGAATTTCATGGGACAACCCTTCAATGAAAGTTTGGATACAAACGAATTGGGGTGTTAAAGTTTGAGTAAAATATTCGTAGAAATTAAAGGTTCAGACAAAGTAGGATATTTGAAAGATTGGTTAGTAGCCCCAAAAGTCAAAAGAAGAGGAACTCAATTAGAATTTGAAGGTGTGTATCGTGCTGATGGCGTGAATGCACACCTTCTTTATAAAGGAAATATCATTCACAGCGATGCTGATGCAAGAAATAAAAAACAGCAATTCGATATTATTCGTACAGTGTTCGTTGATGATACAAGGATTGAAGTTTATGGAGTACACGTAGCGCATCGGTTAAAATATTTAAGTTTGCTTCCTAATGTTACAGCAGAAGGACCAGGATACTATTTACTTCGAACGTGGCTTGACAGCATTGTAGGTCGTAACAAATTCAATATGTGGAGCGATATTACAGAAACCGCAAAAATTGAATGGAGTTTAGATAAAATATCAAACGCCAGAGAGGCTCTGTACGGTCATGAATTATCTCTAGCAACGGTACTTAAAGCCGATGTAGGATTTGATAATTACGAAATTAAATTATCCAAAAATTTAGGTAAGCGTAGTAATGTCGTGTTGAGTTATGGAAAAAATATAACTGAATTCAGACAAGAAGATAATGATGAAGATGTTTTTACTAGTGTATATCCTTATATGATTCATGAAAAGAAAGTATATACATTAGATGAAAACGAAAGAGTTGTTGATAGTCCTTTTTCTAATAATTTTTTATTTGCGCGTGTTCTTCCTGTGGATTTTACAAGCGAGTTCAAAGAAGACGAATTCGACGGTGGAGATGCAGGAGAAAATGAAGCAGAAGGAATTGGAGAAGGGGAAGTTGAAGAAAAATATACCGCTAGCGGTGGTTCTTGGAAAAGAAACAGTACAGGTTGGTGGTATGAATATCCTAACAAGAAGTATCTAAAAAATTGTTGGAAATATATTGATAACGAATGGTATCGATTTAAAAAGAGTGGATACATTTATCAAAATGCATGGTTTAGAGATAAACATGGAAACCGATATTACTTTAAAGATTCTGGAGCGATGGTAACAGGATGGTACAAAGTTAAGAAGAAATGGAAGTATTTCTTATGGTGGGGCGGATTAGATAAAGATAGAAAGAAACCTTACGAGTTAGATAAAGCGAAACTTAGACAGTTAGCAGAAAAATACATTCGTGATCATAATATCGGATTCCCAAAAGTGAACGTAACTGTTTCTTTTGTGGATTTAATGGCTGAAAACCCGAATTTCAATGGAGACATTGCGGTTTATGATGAAGTAAAAATCAAATTCCCAAAATTAAATAACGCAGTAAGTAAAGCAAGAGTTATCGGAACAGTATGGCTACCGTTATCCGATACTTACGAAAGCATTACTGTAGGTAATGAAGAATCCACATTAACTCAATCGATAACCAGTCGAGTTGAAAACAAATTAAGTAAAGTAGAAGCGCAATTAGCGGAACAAGCTAGTGCGATTAAAGAAAATGAAAAGTTGTTATTCAGTGAAAGTGATGGAGAAACAAACGTCACTTATACATCAGCTACATTAGATGAAGAAAGTCCGTTAGGATTCCAAAAAGACGATTTATTGTTAAAAGATAATAAATTACAGCGGTGGACTGGTACGGAATGGAAAGATGTTGAAACTAAATCGGATGTGGATGTTTCACACATCGCTATGGGAATGACTGATTTAAAAACACAAATGAAAGTGTTGAAGCAAGAACAAGATGCGAAAGCAAGTCTTTCTGTCGTATCCGAATTAAAACGTGCTTATGATGCATATGTAGATAAGGAAACAAAAGATAAAGCAAAAGCGGAATCAGACCTTATCGAAATGTGGAAGCGTGTCGAACAAATCAAACATGATCTAGGCAACATGTCTGTTACTTATAAATTCTTAGACCAAAATGTACGATTAGCAAACGAAGGGATTTCAGTAGGGAATCCATCTGGAGATTGCTATTTGTTAATTGCTAATAATCGTATGTCGATGTTTAGTGCTGGTCAAGAAGTTATGTATGTATCGCAAGGTATGCTTCATATTGATAACGGGGTATTTACTAAGACGTTACAAATTGGTAATTACATCGAAAGTCCATTAGAAAGCAATCCGAATATTAATGTTGTTAGATTTGTAGGGAGAAGGTGATTAGTTGCAAAGATTATATTTTAATGGGAATTGGAAAGGCTATGTAGAAATAACCACGGAATTACTAGGTCAGAATAATGTCGATGCAACTAGTAATGTTAGGGTTACTGCCAGAATCGGACAAGACCCGCCTAACGCTATCGATTTTGGCGATGTAGGCGCTTATTTAGGGCTTTATTTAGGTGGTGTGAGTAAATACCTATATTTTGGCGAAATGCAGTTAAATGGCAATTCTAGACTTCTAGGAACGCTTGATTTCACACTCACACACGATGAAGTAGGGAATGTGGATTCTGATTTAAAAATATGGAGTTGGAATACGGAAGGTTTATCGTGGAATGGATTAAATTGGGGTAGTTTAACTCATACAATTTCAATTTCAGTTCCACAGATTATTCGCTCTGGTATTATTGAATCAGTATCGAACATTACGTATATCGGTGAATCCGTAACAGTGAAAATCAAAGATAATGAATCTGGATTGAAGCATCAAGTGTGGTATCGAGCTTTCGGAAGTTACTGGATAGATTTAGGTAAAAATATCGATAACGAAATCACGTTTACCACAGATAGAGAATTATATAAAAAGTCTGGAAATTCTGATGAAGGCTATTTAGATATTTCTGTAAGAACATTTAAAGATGGGAAACAATATGGAGGGGATGTTTATAAAGAGAACATCCCTATTAAAATACCCGAAGAAATCAGACCTAAAATAAGCGACATCGTATTTACTGATAATTACGCAAAAAGTAAGAAATTGAACATACCGATTTTCTTGCAAAACTTATCAGATATTAATTACGAGGTTCAAGCTGCTAGTGATTCTATAACAGAACCTAAAACGTTCTATATCAGTATTGAAGGAACAGATAGAGCATATTTCGGTAAGACTGGAAACATCGGTTCATTCCATGATACTGGATCAGTAACATTCAGAGTTTATGCTAAGGATGTTCGTGGACGAACTTCAAATACGATTAAGAAAACAGTACAAGTTCTGCAATACAAATCACCTAAATTACTATTCGTAGTTCGAAGAAGTGGAACTAGAAATGAAACATTGACAGTCACACGTACTGCAAAAATCGAACCGTTAATCCACAATGGAGTGCAATATAATACATTTTCATTGAAGTTTTACACTAAACGAATTGAAGATGAATATTTTACGGAAAATCAAGGCGGTTCATTAGAAACCAATTCCACATATCAATTATTAGAACATAGTGCGAATTTAAACGGTGCATTCCAAACTGCAAAATCATTCGTGGTTAAAGGTGTATTAAAAGATGCATTTTCGGAAGTTGAATATATCTTCACTGTGAGTACGGAAGATGTCGTTTATTCGTATTCTCCAGATGGAATTGGTGTTAAAAAAATATGGGAACACGGTGCATTAGATGTTGGTGGCGATGTATGGGTAGGCGGTTACTTAGCGATTAAGAATAATCGTCATTCGTTACCATTTACAGGGAATGTCGATACGTTAACGAGAGCGGGGAATTACTATGTTTTCAATTCGACTAACATTCCAGCTACAGCAGGTTATTTAATCGTATCCTCACATCCAGATAACGACCAATACGCAGTTCAGCATTTCACACCTTTCAATTCATCTGTAACTCATGTTAGAAGACGTGAAAAGAATGTGTGGACACAATGGACAAATGTATGGACGGATGTAACGTTAGTAAACGGTTGGCGAAAATACTACGATTCGCACTATACGTTGCAATATAAAATCAATAATAACGGGTCGATAGAATTAAGAGGTTCTATAGCTGGAGGTAATAGCAAAAACGGACAAATGATTTTCAAAATTCCGACCGAAGTAAAAACAGTAAAACAATCCTATGCCCAAGCTGTTACAGGAAACTATCAACCGTGTGTAATAACGATTTATAACAATGGTACTGTCATTTGCGGTAGCGGTGTTGAAAGTGGATGGTTGTGTTTCGATGGTATAACAATTTCAAATTAAAAATAGGAGTGATTTTATGTTACTTGTAAACATGGAAAAAGTATCACAAGAAATCGAAATGGCTAACGCTCTAATGATTAAAGAAAAAAGAGCTATCGAAGACTTAAATGGTAAGCGTGGAAGTTTAGAATCTCAATTAGAAAACGTGATGAGAGACATTAATAATCATATAACTAACATCGCTAAATACGAAGCGGATATTCGAGATATAGAAAAAGCTAGAGAGATTGTGATGAAGATTGCAGAAAAAGATGCGGAACAAGAAAAATTAAGACGAATGGAAGGAGTTTCGCCACAATAAAATTAGGGAGTGGTTGCTTATGCACCTAGATATTTACGATGTTGTTAAAATCGTTGGATTCATTATCAGTTTAATCGGGTTCTGGAATATGATGTCCAGCAAGATTACTGCACAGGAACAACGATTGACCAAAGTAGAAATGGTTGGCAAGAAAAACGAAGAACAATTAACGAGACATCAAACAAGATTAGATAACCACGATGTAGATAATAAAATCATGTTGCGGTTAGTCGAAAAAGTAGATGCATTAAAAGAAGATATTCAAGAAATTAAACAAAAATTAAACAAGGAGTGATTTTTTATGATGATCAATTGGAAGGTACGTATTTTAAATAAAACATTTTGGGTGACTTTAGTTCCCGCTGTAGCATTATTGTTACAAACATTCTTAGCAGTGTTTGGAATCAAGTTAGAGCTAGGTGAAACAATCGATAAATTGTTAGTATTTATCAATGCGCTATTCGCCGTATTAGTGATTGTGGGTGTGGTTAACGACCCAACAACAAGCGGTGTAAATGATAGCACACGAGCAATGACGTACGAACGTCCGAATAATCAATAGAACAGGATTAGATTAGAAAGGGTAAGTCCCACTAGTCAAACATAGAGGTAGGTATGCATACGATGCGCCTATCTCTTTTTATTTATAGGAGGTAAATATGTTTACATTAAGACAAGCAATTAGTTATGTAAGAAATTTGTCAGATAACAACATCGGTGTTAACTTTGATGGCTGGTACGGTTGGCAATGTTGGGATTTAGTAGCAAAAGTAATATATGAAGCTACTGGAAAAGTAGTTAATGGAAATGCTATTGATTTACTGGATTCTGCTAAAGCACTAGGGATTGAGGTCGTTTATGAAGCTCCCGGAGTAATTGCAAAAGCTGGAGATATATTCGTAATGTCTGTTCCGGGTTCTCCTTACGGTCATACGGGTGTAGTTATCGAGGATTCGGATGGGGTTACACTTAAAACGATTGAACAAAACGTTGACGGAAACTGGGACTACTTAGAAGTAGGAGGACCCGCTCGTTATCGTACACGTTCGTATACTGGTATGGTTGGATATATTCGTCCAAACTATGCTACTGATTCAGAAAACGTCAAACGTCCTAGTGGTTGGATTGAAGATGAAAAGGGTTGGTGGTATAGAAACGATGACGGCTCTTATCCTAAGAATAAATGGGAAAAGATTAACGGAAGTTACTTCAGATTTAATAACAATGGATACGCTCTTGAGAATACTTGGTATAAAGATGAACAAGGGCTATGGTATTGGTTAAAGTCGGGAGGATACATGGCTGTCGGTTGGCAGCAAATAAACGGAAAATGGTATTACTTTAACAATCTTGGAGAAATGCAAACAGGTTGGATTCAATACTTCGACAAGTGGTACTATTGCACGGAATCAAACGGTGATATGGTGTCCAAGGAAGTTCGAAAAATTGGGGATAAGTTCTACTACTTCAATGAGAACGGCGAGATGTTGGAACGTGCTGCGGTCTATGTAGATGAAAACGGAGCAATTCATTTCGAATAATAATAATCAAAACAAGCCTACCTTAATCGGTAGGCTTTTTTATTTTGCCCTTTATGCTATAATCATTTTAAGGGGTGTTGAAATGGATAATGTATATTTATTATTAGAAATCATAGAAGACATTGAGGAGTACGGGGAAGATTATCCAGTGTATGCAATTTATAAGAACGATTCAATCTATGATTACTGGTATGTGGAAGAACCAGAAGTAGGGTTAGATATGGAAGGTACTGAAATTGTTATGGAACACTACGAGGAATTAGATTGTATAGATAAAGATTCTGTACGTGAAATGTCATTATTAGAGTTATTGAATCGTTTGAGAGTGCAGGTGGAAGGGGAACAATAAGTTTGCCCCTTTCCTGCCCCTTTTCTATTTAAAAGAATAACAAGAATGCTGGTATATCAACAATTTCTTAACATGAATTCGAATACTACAACAAACTTGGCTAGGATTTTATCTGACTTTATTAAAGGTGGAAATGTTGTTAAATCAACGTTTCTGCCTTTTCTTATTTTGCGGAAACTAGATAAAACTATAAAAAAAGAGGGGCAGTTTGCCCCTTTTTTGCCCCTCTTTTTAGCATGGTAAAGTCTTATATATTAAAATCCGAAATATATTGATGTAGTTTATCTTGCATCGAATTTGAAAAATGTTTATATACACGTTCAATCATTTGTGTGTCAGCATGACCTGCATGTTGTGCTATATAAGTGAAAGGTACACCTCGTTCAATCATATAAGTTATAAAGGTGTGACGGAAAATATGTGTGGTTAGTAACTTGTTAGGAATGTTGATTTTTTTTAGATATTTATTTACACCACTTACGCTAGTAGGGTTTCCATAAATTGTTTTGAATAATAAATTGTTTTTATTATCGATACTGTATCGTGCCTTTTTCCACTGATCATATTCAATTTGTTCTTTTAATAATTCAGCGCTTGTATCATTTATTGGAGTAATTCGTGGCTTGTTACTTTTCGGAAGATAAAATTTTTTATCCATCCAGTTATATGTTTTGTTGATTGATACGGTTTTATTTTCAAAATCAATATCTTTTTCATAGTCAATAGAACATATCTCACCAAAACGCCAACCGTTCATAACCATTAAACGAAATAATCGATTGTATTCGGGATTCTTTGTTTTCGATAATACATAATCTAACTCATCGTGTTCGAGATACTTCCATTCTTGTTGGTCGATTCCTTCCGATGGTTTATTAAGCATTATTTGATTCGGTAAATTTGTATTTGTTACTAGCCCTATGTTGCAGCCGTGATTCCACACTTGATTGAAAATTTTTTTACGCAATTTAACTGTGGAAAATTTGTTTTGTTCTAACAAACTTTGAAACATTTGATTAACTACAATAGAATTAATCAGACTAACCTTATATGTTCCGATAAATTTACACAGTGCATTTGAATTCACCTTTGACGCTCTATACGTAGAAGGTTTTTGGGTTTTTGATACAAAATCCAACCATATATCTGTTAACTTTTTAAATGTAATAGAATCTGTAGTAGGTAATGGTTTAACAATCTTTTCAAATTTATCTTTTAACAAATCGGGCATTTCTTTGCGAATAGTTGGGGTGTTTTTCTTAGAACGAATTGAGATTCTCTGGTCTTTTCCAGTGTATGGATTTTTGAATCTTTCCACGAACTTATAAGCAATCACTTCATTGTCTTTTTTTATTTCTTCAACCCACACAATAACCGTTCTCCTTTCTAATTCAAATTCTTCTTTTATCCGAAAAAATCTGATATAATTCAGTAGTCGTTGCACACAAAACGACAAAACAAAAAACGATACTTCCTATTTGACGTGTGGGGTATCGTTTTTTGTTTTATATTTTAGCATCTAATGTTTTGTATTCTTCCGAGTTTTTATGATTCCAATAATCTAAAAATAATTCAACGATCACTTGAAACCGTTCGATACTGTGTTCAAATTTATCATTAACAAGAATACATATTCTCCCTTTGTATTCAAATGTACTCCCTTTTATCGTAACAGGAAGAGGAGAGTACTTAATTTCTAAATTACCCATTCGACATTAACCTTTCATTTATAAATTTTAAGAATTAAGAAAAAATACTTATCCTCCTTTCATTTAGATTCACACAAACACTATTGATTTTTCTTACGTTCTTCCATTGCCATTTGAAACATGACTTCTCGAATAGCATTTTCAGCTTTCGCCTTTTCCTCATCCGTTAAGATGACACCATTGTACGTAAGAATACGAGTGGATTTAAAAGCATCTTCGATAGACAATTCATCTTCTCTAGATACTGTTTCGTTTTCTTTTTCCACACGACCCAATAAGTAATCTGTAGACACCCCAAAATAATCCGCAACTTTTGCCAATCTATCAGCGGGAATCTGTGCGCCTTGTTTAATGGTATAAAAATAATTTTCCGAAAATCCTAGGTCAGAGGAGACCTTTTTGAGATTGAATCCTCGTCTTTGTGCTAATTTTTTTATCTTCTCAAACATTGATTTAACAACCTTTCCGAGCCTTACGGAAAATAAAAGTACAAAATCTTGTAATTTATTGTTGACAAAGATTACACGATGTTGTAATATTATACCTGTAAGGAAATTAGTAGTAAAAAACGCAATGAACTTCCGAATAAAACCTGATTAAAAAAACTTGTCCCCACAACGTTTTAAAAAATATGGTTGTTACGGTTTTTATTACGCTTATTTACTGTGTTTATATATTACAACATTCTATAACGGATGTCAATATTAACTATAAGATATTAGAATTATATAATAAATCGTAATTTTTATGGTTCTTTTACTACTAATTCCTTAAATCTACAGACGAAAGGAGTTATTTAATGCCAACACAAGATATTGGGAGAAAAAAAGTCAAAGATTTTTTAGAAAAAAACAATATTAGCATTACTAGTTTGGCAGTTTCTTACGGAATGACTAGAGCAGAAATGAGTTCTTATGTAAACGGAACAGTCATTAATGCGAAATCTAATAAGACAATTCTAAAAATAATCGAAGACTTGAACATTAGATAGGAGGGTAGATATGAGGTTAGTTGAAACACAAAAAGTTGTGGAAACATGGGCTAGAGCAACACAAGTAGGAAAAATGATTAATCAAAAATTCCCTTACAACTTTTTGAAAGATTTTAAAAAGTATTGTGATTCGCACCCGAAAGCATTCAAACCACACAAACCTATGATTCAACGGGGAGAGAAAGATACGGAGTATAACATTTTTGCAATTATGTACTACTGGGAGAATAAACATCTACTAGATGCAGATATTAAAATAGAACCATTTTACGATGATCTACAAAGATTAAAACAAGTTTACTGTATGGAGGGAGCATAGAAACATGGAAATTTATTACAAAACAAAGATTTTGAATAAGGAAGAATTTATGGATTTAGTAAATGACTTAAAAGAAAAAATCGAAGAAGTACAAAAAGCTATGGATAAAATAAATAATTTTGAATTGAAGCTGGATATGGAATTAAGCAATAAGAAAGGGAATGAACAACATGGATAAAGAATTTGAAAAAGTGATTTCTAAAATCGAAAGTCACTATTTACGTGAATTAAAACAAAAGCTCGAAATTCCAGAAAAAGCAAAAAAAGACTTTGAAGAAGTTTCTACTAAAATCATTTCTATTTTTGAAGAAAAAGATATGACTTATGAAGATGCGTATTGGATGCTGGATTTAGTGAGTTATTTACTCAAATTAAAATCCACAAAAGTCAAATTATAAGAAATATCAAGAGGTTGAAAAGAGAGATGGATAAGAAAGCTATTGGGCAAAAGATAAAGGAGATACGGTTAAATAGAGGGATGACTTTGAAGGAGTTTGGAGAACTGTTCGATGCAGCGGAAAGTATTGTTCTTAGATGGGAAAACGGAACATCATTACCTAGTAGAACACGTTTAAAAAAACTTGCAGATTTAACTGGAGTGTTAGTGAGTGAATTTATTGGCAACCACACTGGGGAGAAGATAAAAGAAATCAGATTAAGTCTAGGTATGACTTTAGAAGAATTTGGCAAAATGTTTGGAGCTACAAAAAGTAATGTTAGGTCATGGGAGATAGGAAGAAATATACCAAACCCCGAACGCTTACTTACAATCGCAAAACTAGGTGGAATGACCGTAGAACAACTACTTTATGAAAACCCACTAGCTAAATTCAGCACGGATGAACTTATCGCAGAACTAGAAAGGAGAAAACCATGAGAACAGAACGAAGATTAAAGAACACAGTACCTTTTAAGAAATTCCTCTCGTGGTATTTCAAAGCGTTAGGAATTGCTGGTGTTGGAATCATCACAATCTTAGCAACAGCAATAACGGTTCTGCTGTATGTAGGTGAAGCAAACCATCAGCACACAAACAAAGTAGACCTAACGAGAAATGGTAAGTATGTAGAAGTTGATTTTCAAGATACGTGGAAAGTGAAGGGAGAATAAATAATGTTGGAAGAAATTAAAGGTATGGTGAAAGTTCTTATCCCTGTTTTAGACGTCTTATATAACAGTGATGCAAGTTTGTAAGAATGCTTAGGAGCGCTAGAAGCAATTACTGGAGCGATTAGGGATAATCAAAAAGATGTGAAGGATAAAGAAATTTTCAAAACTTTGAAAATACTTTTTGAAAACTCACTAGACAACTACGAAAAAACTAAAGGAGAAGTAAATGGTATTTACAGACACGATTAACAAAATGAAACAGCCTAATCAAACATTTACGCTGCAAGGCATTCCTATTTCTTACGAAGAAGATGAACTTGAAAAATTTATTGACTTTAGTTTAAGAAACCGAATTTCTTTAGAAGACCAGCAACTTGCTGACAAAATATGTATCAATGCAGTACGTGAGGTTTCAAAGCGTGAGGATGTAGATTTTTACAACGTATTCGGCATTGTCGGTAGTTATATAGATCGTTTTCGTAAAGAAAAATTTATATACCCTTTAGTTAAAGGAGAAGGAAAACTTACTCAAACACAGATTAATCAACTGTATTCAGAAGGAAGGGGAAATAGTGACGAATTTTAATGCATTACATATCCACTACCTAGTAGATTATGTCAGAATCGCAGGTGAGTAAATGGGAGATATTTACTTAACCGATGATTTACTCGATTCGAGATTACAACATATTTTGTACGGGAGTAAAATCATCGGAAAAATCATTATGAAAAGCGATTCATACGAATTACATCTATATGAACCGCAACATAAAATGACACGATATAAAACGTTCAAGGAGGTAGAAAAACAAATCAAATGCGTATCGAAATTGTTAAAAAAACAGAATCAAGAGTTGCTGTAGATGTCGAATCTGATTATGTCAACCCACTCTTATTCGAAAAGTATATGAATTACGGTAAATCTGTTGAAGATGTTGCAGTAGAGATAGTACAGAACATACCAAATGTGAAATCATTCCACATTGAACCGAAAGAAAAAGAAAAGGTCATGACGTATGTTTTGCTTGATTGAAAATATATTCAAAAAAAAT